CGCCAATTCGCGCTCAATTATACCTGCTGCAACGTCCTCTGCCAGCATCATTAAACCGTGATTGCTCTTGCCGTTCCAACCATACCACTCGGCGATACGGAACAAGTCCCCGCGGACAGTGCTGCGCCAAGTGCCGTCGGTCATTTGCACGTCACACCCGTCGGACTCTGCCCACCAGCCCACGCTGAACGGTTTGCTTGAGCCCCAGTCGAATGCGCGGTCAATGCGCCAGCTGTGCGGGATAGCGAACGGCACAACCAGATTGTTGTGGTCATTCCACACGTCGTCGAACATACCGCCCGCAAGTACGTTCCAGTCCCCTTGCAGCCATGCCTTCTTTTTGTTCGGGTCTGTAATGCTTGCCAGCTCTGCAATGTACTCAGGAGGCAGGAACTTGTTCTCGCGGTACGATCCAAACAGATGCACCTGCGTCTTAGTGATGTCTTCCTTGCGCTGCGTGCGCGGGTTGAACACGTTGATGGTCTTGCGCAGGATCTTACCCATGGGCGCAGCGTTAATGAACCGCTTCTTGACCCAATTGTGGCCAGCGCCGTAAGGGTTGCAGGTTGCGAACACCTCCAGCGTGATCTCCGGGAGCAGCTCCATTGCGCCCGTCTCGTTGTCAAAGACAGGGTAGTCCTCGGGGCGGAACGATGTACGGTTACAAGACATCATTGATTCAAACAGGATGTCGTTCGGGTACTTGGTGAGCTCGTTCCAGCCAATGAACGGGAACTCCTGGCCGTGGTAGCCCCAGTAATCGGTCTCCTTTTTGACAGCGCGGAACAGCAGTTCTTCGCCGTCTGGCCACACCCAGCGGTAGTCGCTCTTGCTGCTCAGGAAGCGGGGCAGGCGCCCTTGCTCGTCAGGCATCTCCGGGAACCAGCGCATGGACTTCGATACCAAGTCGTCCAAGTTCTTGTATTCGCGGTCAAAGATGATACCGCGCCAGTGCCTACCGTAGCCCAGCCCGCAGCGCCTGCGGAAGCGCATCAGCTGGCTGTCCGTCTTACCGGGTCCGCGGGTGCCGTGGTAGATAATGATGTTGGCAGGGCAGGAAAGCGCAAGCGTCTGCGAGCCTGGCAGGGGTTCCCATACAACCCTGGCTCCGTTAACTTCGCGCATCGCTCACCAGCTTGTCTTGAGTGGCGGTAGCAACGTCTTCCCATTCGGTAACGTCTGCAACCTGCGGGACCATAATGATGCCGCCGCGGTGCTGCTTCTTGCCCTTGTTATTGTCAACGACGACCTTCTGGTCAAGCTGATAGATCTTTGCGAGTTGGCCCAGCGCTGCAACGCGCGCCGAGGCATTGCTGAATTTGTTGTGTGCTTCGCGGAACAAACCCTCTACGATGCGTTTCTTGTTGTAGTCGTCGGCGTCGGGGTTGCCGCTGTACGGTAGTGGCTGCGTTTGCTCGTGGACTACAAGCTGCTGGCGCACATACGGTTCCGTCATGAACTTCTCTGCGTATTCGGTTGCAAAGGAACGCATGAAACCGCACCGCAAGCAGGCGGAAACGGGGTCGTAATCAATGAGATACTGCTGAACGAACAGGTCGCGCAGTGCTTTCTCTCTTGGGCTTAACTCTGGCATCATTGCCGCGTCAAGCACGATGTTAGTAACGAAATTGTCGGCCGCCATGTGCCCACTCCCGGATGATGATGCTGGTCCATACCAGCGCTATTGATTCGGAGTATAAAGCAGTGCTCAGAGGCAGCACAAGCAGAGACAAAAAACCCGCCACGTGGGCGGGTTGTCAGTTCACTTGCTAGGCGCCGCAGGTGGCGCGGGCCATGCTTCGATTAAGGTACGGACGTCGCTTGCGTGTCCGTCAGCTGCTTGTCCCATTTCTCGATATCGCGCTGTACAGTCCGCGAATACGGTTGTGAGGGTAGCGTTTGTCGTACGGAGGGCTTCTGCGGTGGCGGTGCCGCTGGAGCGGGAGATGGCGTCAAGTGTGTTGCGCAGCTTGCCAGCAGACACATTGCTGGCAGCAACCACATCGCGGAGCGCTTGTTCACGTTTCGTTGCATTGCTTTCTGCCTCCAGGACTTGCTTGTTTTGGAGGGTTTCCAACCTCGCGGTGAGCGCCTCCCGTTGCAGGTTGAGCCGCTCGTGTTCTTGGTTCGCGCGGTTGTACCCGATGTCTTGCTGGTGTTCGCTGTACGCGTTGAATCCCCATAGCGCCCCCAGGCAGGCTCCTGCAATGACCACAACCTTGAGTCCTGTGGCGCTCAGCATGCTGCCACCTCGCCGTTCGTAATGAAGCCATGCCAGCACCGCTGTGGGCGCTCCCGTTGGATGGAAGGCCTCAGCGTTAGCGTCTCGAACGAATCACCATCCCTTTGCCAACCATGCCCAGGCTGGGTTGGGCCTAGTCCGTCTGCAGGGTTAGCGAATGGTACATACAGGCGATTAGCGCAACCACACGGGCAGTCAAGCTCTACGCCAACACGCTCGCGCCTGGGAACGGGCAGGCCTGTTGCGGTGTAGAAGACGCCCTCCCCGCCAGAGCCGAACCATTCTGGGTGAAGGTCCACGAGCCTCACGCCGAGTCCTTTTTCAGGCCTAGCGCGGCCCCTACCGCCGCAAGCAGTACACCAGCGCCCACACCGTAGTCTTGCAGGTTGAACGGAGCGTGCTGCACAACGACGCTGTACACCGTCAGCGCTAAACCCTGCGTCAGCGTAATGACTGCACCAATGCGCACCGGGCAGAGCGTGTGGTTATTCGGCTCCGTCAGCACCTGCTGGAGCATTGCGAGGATCTTGTTCATTGCTTTGGCGCCTTCTTTGGTTTCAGACCCAGCTTCTTATAGACCAGTTCTTCCAACATGCGGATGCTTGCTTGCGCACCCAGCCATCCCGACACCCCGACGATGATACCTGTCCACTGCTCCGACAGGCCCAGCGCACTGCACAGCAGCATCATCAGCAGGCCCACAAAGCCCGCCGCGATGCCTTCAATAGCAGCACGAGTCCAGATAACTGGTTCTTGTTTGTCCATAGCGCGCATGATGTGTCCCAGCACCCCGCCCAACGCAGAAAAGGCGGCGTACAGGAATGCCTTAAGCCACCATCCCGCGATAGCGAGTTCTTCTGGAGTTTGCATATTAGGTGATGTCTTTGACAGTGATGGTGATGCCGTTCTTTGCTGCTTGCATCTTGTTGAACAGCGCGTCGAATGCCACGCGGGAATTGCCGATCATGTCCGCAGGGCGGTCCAGTCGGCCCAGCTTACTGGTGCCCACCAGAATGCAACCCTCTGTGTCGGCTGCGGTGTTGCCGCTGTGAATGCGGATGCCCTCGAAGTGCGGTACATCGAGCAGCAGGGGCAGCACCTTCTTGAAACGGTTGCTCATGGTGAGCGCGACCTTGTAGGTGCCTGCTGGGATGGCGGTTTGCCCCGGCACTTTGCCGTGAGGTTTGGACAGATCGCGCACGACGTCTTCGAGCGTGTAGCACTCGAACTTGCCGTCAACGAACAGTTCGCCCACGGTGCTCAAGCTGCTTTTTTCTTTGCGGAGGAGTGTGATTTGCATGGCTAAGCACCCTTGTGGATTAACGGTATGTGCGGAGCTTAACCAAAAATGAAAAAGACCGCTACAGTGAGCGGCCTTGGAGCAAGTCTTTGCGGGGTCTATACCACGATCTTACCGCCAGCGTCCAGGTAACGCTTAACCCATGTACGGAAGAACATCTTGAACGTGTCGTAGTCGGTCTCTGCGCGCACGCCCGGGATATACGCTTGGTTCTGCCCGTTGAGCGGAAGCATGAAGTACATTACGCACTTCCACTTCTTACCGTTCTGACGGTACAGCAGCACAGGTATGCCCCCGTTCTGCTTCGCAGCGGTAGTGCATTGCTCCCACCACGTATTCACTGACAGTTGTTCCTGACGCTTAACCTCGATCGACAGGCCCAGCGTACCAGTAAGGTCTGCACCGCCAACAGCGGACTGGTTCTGGTTACGCTGCACCGACTGCATCGTCGGGTTGTCGCAGCCCAGTTCCTTCTGAACGCTATAAATGATATAGTTCAGGTCGTCGGCGATCTCGCGTTCACCGCCCGCACCCTTTTGGCGTACATTAACCATTAGAGGATCCCCGGTTGGACGTTGACGCTCAGCATACGGTCTGCAATAACTTCGGCACTTGGGCGCAGTGCGAACTGGGGCATGCGCGAGCGCGCGACAGACAGCTCAGCGGTGCTCAGCTGCGTCGGGTTCAGCGTAACCGGGTCGTGTGTAGCGTCGATACCATGCGCAGCAGCGCTTTCCCAGGCACTCGCCATTGCAGGTGTGATGTGCGTCGCAAAAATGCTTCCGCCCGCAATGATGCCCGCGCCCGGAATTGGCTTTGCAGCGTCTTCATTGCGCATCTCTTGCAAGCGTTGCAGGCTGTCGATTGCTTCCTGAATGTCCTTGTCGAAGTCTTTGCCTGCGCCGCGCCCACCTGCAACCAGCAGCTTCTTAACTGCGTGCTGGATACATGGGTCGGTCACTTTGAACAGGCCAATGACGCGGTAGACGTCGAGCGTGTGCAGGTGTGATACGTCTTTCTTGTAATGGTCGTGCTTGGTCATGGCTACTCCGCGTGATGGGTTTTAAGGAGGCTGCTTGCAAGCAGGTACGAACCGATGGGCACCAGCACTGCGCTGACTGCAATGGTCACTACCAGCGCGACCACACATGCAAAGATGCAGATGACCACAAGCAACACGATTACGATCGCGCCCAACAGGTCTTTGAGCAGGGCGATTAGCGTG